TATATCAGTGAGTTTTTGTATCAATTCTTTATCGTTCATTATTTGCTCCCTATAGGTGATGTTGTACCAATCTTATCGCTAATGTCTTTAGTTTCGCCTGGCTTAACATCTGCGATAGGATCATTTGTTTTTTCTTTTCTAGTAGTTTCTAGTTCTTTCAAAAGTTCCATAACTCTTTCATTACCAACTTTATCTTGACAATCATCTTCTGCTTGACCCATGTCTTCTGTTTCTAACTTAGACTCATATGGTTTATCATCTTTTTCTTTGTTATATTCATGATGTAAATCAGCTTCAGTTCTTACTAGAATATTTGCTCTGTCACACTCACAACATTGTGTAATGTATTCTGCTAATACTTGTGGTGTTGTTGGATAATTTAATCCTGCGTCCCAATATGTTACTTCGCAATTTGTTAATCTTGGAAAATCTAATGGACGTTCCTGTATAGGAGTTTTCTTACCAGCACTCATAGATGCAACACTAAATCTCTGTAAACAGCTTTCTAGCTCATCTGCGAATCCTTCTGGAAGTTCCCCTGCTACTCCGATCTTGAATTCATATACTTTTTTTGCTTCATTTAGATATTTTTCAAACATATTCCCGTCCTTATAAATTATTTATCCATATTCTTTAGTTTTTCTAGCAAACTATTGCGGTCTGTGACTATGTAACCTTCTCCTTGAACGATACTTTCGCCATCAATTTTACCGTCTTTATCTTGTTTTTCTTTACGTAATTGTAGTTCAACCATTTTTAGCTTTTTATCTATCTTGGCAACCTTAGCATCTAGACTAGTTTTGAGCATGCCACCTGCTACTTCAAAAACTCTGCCTGAGTATCTTGATTCTACATTCATACCCAAATCCATTAAATCATCATATGCATCCATTGCCTTGGAAGCTACTTCATTTAGTTCAGTATCTGCCATTTCACCCAACCCTTTAACGGCCGGTAATGCACTGGTAATTTTATCCATTTCTGCAATATCACGAAGTGTTTCGTTTTGTTGCTGTTGGACTTGCTGTATTTCCTTTTCTCGATCCTGTTTAATAATGTCTTTTGATTCAGGTAAATCGAGAATTTCTTCTAGTTTCTTAGTCATTATATACTCACTTAATTGCTAGTATTATTTATCGTTTGCCTTGATGGAACATATCCTTTTCTGTAATCACCCTAAAACTGATTCCTTTAGATTTAGCGTATTTACTAGCGGCTTCCCATTTTGCTTGGTTCAAAGTCCAATGTAATTGATTGTGTTTTGATTTTCCCAAGTTTTCTTTTACTGTTTGATTATCTGGTTTTACTTCTATAAGTTCTACCATATTTCTTCCTTTTTTAGTTTTATATTGAATAAAAAAATCTGGCACATATATAGTTGCTTTTCCAGTCAAAGGATTTCTATAAGGTATTTTAACGGCTTCACTTGCCCACGCTTGAATGGCAGGATTTTCATCACAAAATTTCATGAATGCAAACTCCCAACTACTTCTATATGTGGGTGTTTTCCTACCTACATATTTTGTTGGATTTTTTAAATTATATTTTCCTTGAGCAAACTGTTTTGCCATGGTTTTACCCCATGATGTTTCTTGCTTCTAAAGGACTTTCTGTACCTACAACCTTGAAGCCAAGTGTGCTGGTTTTTTGTCTGTTAAAATTTAAGACTTGGGCTACAGTATAACTTAACTGTAATTTGTCTAAACCCTTCAAAGTATCTATAAGTTCGAAAACTTTTATTCCGTCAATCTTTGCCTGTTGTAATAAAACAGAACCTGTAGATTGTGCGGCTACTTTATCAAAACCTTTGTTTATTAAAAAGCCAATTACTGCATCAACGTCATTACTTGGAAATTCTAATTGGTAACCATAGTAAGTATTAAAATATCTTTTTACTTTTTCACTACTACCTTGATCTTCTTTAACAGGTAAATTAAGTTGTACCATTATATTACTCCATCCATTGGCGATTCTGGTCCATTTGTAGCATTAGAACTTGTTGTGTTACTTGAAGAAGTTGATGCTCCACTACTTCCTGCATTTTTCAATAGTGTCGAACCTCCTACTAATGCGGCCGCAGTTGCAAAAGTTTTTAAGCCGCCGCCTCCGCCAGAAGGAAATGCTACATTTGAAACTCCACTTACATCAATACCTGTTGTTCTACCAATTGCTGATATACCTTCACCTAACAATTCTCCACCTATGCCTGATTTAGATAAGTTACCTGCATTTTTTAATGTGTTGGCGGCTTTTAATACTGTTCCAAAAGAAACATTTCCACCAGTAATATCATCTACAACACCAAACCCACCTGCAAGTACACCACCAAGACCTAATAGGCTAGATGCTCCTCCACCAAGTAATGAATTTGGACTAGGCGTTTTATCGTAATGTTCTTCTCCGAAACCTTTAGGTCCACCTTTACCTATTGCTCCTCTACTATAATGTACAGTTTCGTATTCTACTGACATACTATTAGATACCGGATCACTTGCACTATTGTCCATTGTATCATGCGTCCAAGATGCAATAAGAGGATTTACCAATGTCATTGCTGTATATTTTTTACGTGACATCTGATAGATTACAATACTATTGAAAAAAGGTTCTAAACTATCATTATCAAATCCATATCTATACTGCCTTTCTGCAAATGCTGTACCTCTATTGAATTGAGTAGGATTTTTAAATTGTTTTTTTGTTGGGTCTGGAGAACCATCTGGTTGTACCGACGCATAGTTTCCATCTCTAAAATAATATCTATAATATGCTTCCCATAAAGCAGTTGTTACACCAAATGAATCATCATGAAAAACAACATTGATTGGTTGATAATCTATTCTCTTTTGTATTACACGTTTTCTATTGTACTGATGTTTAACATCTGTTTGTACATTGAACGCTGGTAACTGCACACTTTTAACTAACATATTAAGTTCGTTATTATGTTTTTGTGTTAGTTGGGGGATAATACTTGCCGCTTGTGAATTAATGTTAAAACTTACATGATATAAAAATTTAACTTTTGGTGATAGTCTGTGGCTATCGTCTACGTATAATCTTGCACCATGTTGATAATCTGCAAGGTTACCTTTGGGGTTCAATGCCCCGGAAAATACATTATCTAAAAATCCGTTCAAGAAGCTCATATAAATATTTATCCTATTATATTAAGTGGGTATTTAATTAGGTCATAAAAAAAGGGCCCGTAGGCCCTTGATTTAATTTATAATGCTAAAGTTCTTATGTTGAACCACCGCCAGTAATTGCAGTATTAATAGTTCTGCCAACTGCTGTACCAATTCCTGTACCTTGTGGAGTTTGTATTGCGTTGTCATATCTAATTGCAAGTGTTACTGTAACAGGCTCTGAAGTTGCATAGTTCAATGTGTTGTAGTTTGCATTTTCTACATAGCAACCGTAAAGTTCATATGTTTCTAAAACAGACGCCGCATTCGCTCCATTGCCACCATCAAGTATTTCAATTCTAGTTACGAATTTGTAATCGCTACCAGAAGCCGCACTCGATTGTTCAAAGAAGTCAAATTGTTTCTGTAATTGCTCACCAACAAATTTTTGTACATTGTTACTGACATCTTCACGTAAGTTGATTGTAATAGGTTCCCAAGTATGTTTTCCTGCAAGGTAAACTCTTGAGTTGTAAATATCAACTGTCATTTGATCAAATGTTACGTTTGGTCTAGTTACATCCACAACTTGTTTTGTAAGTTCTGTTGTTGGGCTTGATGTGCCAAAGTTTTCTAACGATACCCTAAAACGGTATTGTAGCTTAGGCATCAACAGTCCTTGGTTGGATGCACTTGCGTTACTGTCCAGTGGTACTGTTAATTTTGAAAGTGTTGAAATTGCCATCTATATGCTCCTATTACTTTTATTTATCCGTTTAGAGTCCTGCTATTTCACCAGTATTTTTAAGTCTCAATGGAATGTAAATAAATTCCACTGCTTTCACTGGCTCTATCGCAATATCCAAATATAGTTCATTTCTGTCTATTCTTGCTGGTGTGTTGTTTGACTCATCACAAACTACTAAGAAGTCATACAACGCTCTTTGTGAAACTAATTCAAGCATCAAGCTATCTGTTTGAGCTTTAATTTCATCACGTGTAATCTTATCGTTTGGTTCAAAGATATATGGTTTAGCAAGTTTCTTAAGTTGTGATCTTAGATACACAACTAAACGTGCAACGTTGATTCTATCTAAAGCACTTGCGTTTGCGGCTCTAGTTTTTTGACCAAAGTTTACTAAACCTGCACCTGT